ATTTAGTTGTTGGGTCTATTGTTTTAAATAAATCTTTTCTTATTACACCATGTGTACTTGTACCAGTAATAGGTCTAGGGTCTAACACTATACAAGCCCAAGGTTTAATACCATGCTCTAATAATTTAGGATAAGAATGTTTAACTGCTATTACTTTTTTATTAGGATTATTTTTAATACAAGCATGTAGCTCTGTATAATCTGTATAAGGACCACCTGATACTACAATAGCACTTTTTCTATTCATAGGATATTTAGATAACCATTTATTATTATCTATTAATTTCATGTTAGCTTTAATATTATTTCTAATATAATCTTTAGGAACACAGTCTCTAGGATTAACTACAATAGGTACATTTAATAATTCTTTAGGTGGTTTATCTAAATTTTTACCATGTAAGATTAAGTTTAAATGTGTGTGTCCTCCTCCTCTAACTCTATCTCCTGAAGGAAGAACATATTTTTTTATATCTTTATTAAGAGATTTAAATACTTCATTAGTTCCTTTATACTTTTCTTCTACATCATTCTTATCTTTATCAGCTAAAAAGTAGTGGTCCATCATTACAATAGGTATATGTTTAACTGCAGTATAATCACTTTGTGCTGTTTTAATGCTATTACCACCACCAACTAAAGCAAAATCAATATTTAATAAAAAATCAAAAAGTTTATCTACGTATAATGTTTCTCTTGTATTGCCTTGAGTTAATACATATTGAAAGTCTTTATTTTTTTCTTTCATTTTTTTAGAAAATTCTTTTAATCTTTTTTCTACAGCAGTCATAGTATTATGTGCTTTAACATTAAACTCTTCTAAGTCTGTTTCTGTAGTACCTTCTTCAAATAAATCAAAACCATAATATGTAACTTTATCTGTATATTCGAAAGCAGTTAAAGCCATTTCAATAGCACGACCACCATTCCATGTACCAGTTTCTAAAAATGTTTTAGGTTTATAATGACGTATAACTTCAGCTAATTGTTTATATCTATTAGGCATTATATCAGGACTTGTTTCTTCAGTAGATAAATCAAATAATCTTTTACCTTCATTATCTCTAAGTGGTAATGTAGATGGATTAATATTACCATTAAAATGTAGAATCGTATCAGTAATACCTTCTAACATAATAGTTTTTAAACCATGTGTTAAATAAATATTCATTAGTCTTTCTGTAATAAAAGCATCATGCCATTCTCTATATTGAAATACTTCTCCTGTAACATATGCTTTTTTTAAATCCATAAGTAAATCAAAAGTAGCTTGATGATTTAAATTAAAAGCCATAAAAGAAGAATCAATACCTTGAGTACCATCTTCATAATTACGTAATCCTCTATATGCTATATGTACATCTTGAGGTAACATCTTATCTAAGTCAGCTTCAGTTAATCTTTTATTAACATAAGAGTCTGCATCAATCCATATTAACCATCCTTTTTTATACACAGCTTCTGCATATTTAGTTAAAGCAAATACTTTATGACTATTTTTTTTAGCATCTAATTTAATATTATATGGTATCTGTCCACCTTCTGTACCATCATGAAGAGAATGCATATCTTTAAAAGTTTTATATTCTTTTATAGTATCTATACTTTCATATAAAACATTATCTTTAGTTAAGTTATAACTACCTATATTACAATCATGATAAAAACATTTTAATTTTAAACTAGGTTCAAAGTAATTTGATACAGATTTAATAAAATGATGTCCAATATTTTTATATATTGTTTCATTAAAAGAAGTTATAAAATTATACTTGTTCATTGTATACACCAAAATTCTTTTCTAATGTTTCTAATGCTTCTTCTGCTTCTGCTAATTGTTTAATTAGCACAATAGAATCTTCAACTATCTTTGGATGTTCTCCTATTGCTACAGGTTTTTGAAAAGCTAAATCTAATTGATACAATGCTTTATTTACTTCAGCTTTGTAATGACATCTCAATGATTTAAATAACGTATTAGTAAGTTCTCTCATATTAAATAATCCTTATCTTGTGGTAGTATACCATTATACTTTAACCATTTAGCATCATTGCACCATTCAACAGCATACTTATTATCTTGTACTCTTTTCCCACCCCAGTTTTTAAACCAAGGTCCACCTGTAGTAAAATGCACATTTTTTGCTTCTAATTTTTCAGGTGAATGTCCATCTAACCAATTCCATTCTTCAGGTATAGTTCCTATATCTGCTTCTTTATCTGGTAACCATTGAAATGTATGTAGCCATCTTCCTGTTTGAGTATTAATAGCATCTATAGTTAACTTTTCATTATAATGATGCTCACAATTAAACATCATAAGACTAGACCAGTTCTTTCGAGTATAAGGTTCTTGTGCTTTACCATCCATCTTAACTCCTTTAGGTGGTTCATACTTATGTTTAACACACCATAAAGGATAATAATGGTCTTGACACATTTGAAATAATTCTGTTATATCTGTTCGTATATACATATCACAGTCCATATATAAAGCTAAACCTTGATACATATTTAAATGTGGCACTAGGAATCTAGTAAAACTAAAATCAGTAGAAAAAGGTCTTCCGTCTATTTCATCATAAGATTGTCCTCCAATAGAATTAGATTTTCTAGTATACAATCCCATTCTTGAAACAATATCTTTTTTAATTGGTACTACACGTACTCCTTGAGTAGCTATTCTTTCTATAGAAAATTTTAAAACTTCATATGCTGTATCTTCTCTTGAATCATAGCCTATATATACTGTGTTAGTCATTTCTTTTCTTATCTTTGTGCTCATAATATCTCCTATATATTCTTGTAGTCTTTTAATTATAAATCATTTATATATTAAAGTCAATAAATATTTTATATATCTACCAATTCACATGAACCTGCAGTACATGCTAATTCTTGAGAACCTTTAGTTGTATCTTCTTTTTCAAACTTACTTAGTTCAGACCAGTTAATATTAGTTGGCATTTTACTAATAAGATTTTGATATGTAACCTCATCTATATCTTGATAAGGTGCTTGTTGATATGTATGGTCAGAGAAAGGTAAGAATGATATACCAGATAGTGTATCAAAGTTATTCCAACACCAATTACCTACATTAATCCATTCATCTTCTTTAACAGATATAGTTACTGATGGTTTATGTTCACACCAGTGTTGTGCATAACACTTCCATATTTCTAATTGTTCAATAGCAGTCATAGTATATCTAAATATAGCACCAGAGTCTGCTTTCATAGGAAAAGAAAATACAGAATTATTAGGCTGCATTACATCATCTTCACAAGGTATACCCTGCTCTTTCATAAACTGTGTTAATGGGTCTTTCTTATCTCCTCTTACTGTTCTTATGTAATAAGGATTATGTCTAGCATGAATCCCACTAGCAGAGTCAACTAATTGACTAACTGTACCTGAAGGTTTAACACAAGTAATAGCTGCTGACTGTGGTATACCTAACTTCTTTGACCATTCTTCATTTGTTATTACAGCTTTCTGTTTCATCTTACTTAATACATCTGGTAGTTTAATTCTCATTCTAGATAGTAAACTATTATCCATAATACCTGTAAGAGATACACCAAGTAATCTTTCTTCTTCTGTATTATCTTTCCATCTTTTTCTAAGATAACCAAAATTAGTTAATGTTGCTTGCATAGTTCCTAGTATAGTTGCTACTTCTATTTTATCATGTAACATTTCTTCAGTATCATCTGGTCTAACAACTACTTCAGTAAGATTACAAAATTGATTAGGTCTTAATATAATTTCACTACAAGGATTCGTACCAAAATCATAAGTTGATTTACGTCTACCATTTTCTTTAGCTTTAGCTTGAGCAGATTGTCTATTAAAAATACCACGTTCACCTGATTTACTTTCATATAAAGCTAACCATTCTTTCATAAAGATACCTGCATCTGGTTTTTCTGTATAAGCTACAGAGTTATTAGCTAATGCTCGTTCAGGATTTGTTTCCCACCATGCACCAGATTTAGCCATGCGTAATCTTTGGTCTGATAAGTTAGATAAAGATATAAGAGCTGACCTACGTACACCACCTACAACTACCACCTCACCTGTTTTACAAACTATATCATGTGCTTCCATAGCATTTAATTTTCTACCTTTAGCTTCTTTAAATTTATTAATTGTAAAATCAAATAAATTAATTAAAGGTTGAGGACCACTAGCTCTTCCTCCAAATGTTTTTAATCTTTCACCTGCTGCTCTAATTTTATTAGGGTCTATTCTTGGTATTCTATTTGTATATAAAAAAGATATTAAATCTCTAAATGCTCGTGCCCACCCTTCTTTAGAGTCTGCTACAGATATAACATCTTCTGTTTTTTCAAACTCTCTATCTGGTATAGTAGGTAACTTATCTACATATTGTCTTTCAACAGAAAAACCTACACCTGTACCATTCATAAGTATATATAATACTTCGTCAAAAGAACGTGGACTATCTATAGGTATATAAGAACAATTATATCCTGATACATTTTCTCTTTCTAATGCTGGACCTGCTGTCATTAATGCTCTCATTGAAGGCATTACTTGTAATCCTATAATATTATCTTCAATTCTTCTCCAAGTTTCAGGAGGTAAAACAACACCTAAATTTTTATCTAAATGTCCTTGTATAAAATTACTAAACCTAGATACTGTTTCAATCCAACTTTCTCTTCTACCTTCATCAGGTAACCAACGTGCATACCTAGAAGCATGTATAAATGTTTGATAGTCTGTTGGTAAATAGTTATTCATGTCCATGTTCCTTTGCGTGTGTAATTAATAATTCAAGACAATGTTTTGCTTTTTCATAATCTTCAATACCATTTTTCTTTCTAGCTCTAGTTGTATATTTAATTACATTTCCTTCTAAAAAAGTTAAATCATTTTGCATAATATAATCTACTGGTTGAATTTTAAAATTCTTATAATGACTACCACCTATTTGTTTTTTACGACTTGCAGCTTCTTTAAGGTTTGTTTGTTTAAAATCTTTATCTTGTACTGTTTTTTTAATTGCTTCATCCATCATTCCCATTTTAATCTCCTAAAGTTTTGATAAAAAATAGGCTGCTAATATAATTAACATACCTATACATATTCCTAATAATAAAAAAAATATATTAATATCATGTGTTGAGTCAAAGTATATCATTAACATATCCATAGTCAACTCATTTAGATAATAATTTATTAATTCTTTTTCTTACATATTTAATTTCTTTTGACTGTAATACTTTGTATGCAAATCCTCTAACATATTTAGGATTTAAGTTTGCACTTTCACAAACATATTCAAAGTTAGAACAGGTTACTCCTGTTGTTGCAAAGAACCATCCTTTAGCTTGGTCTCTTGATACAATACTTATATCAGTTTCATTAGAGGCTGTTGGTTTAGTTGCATCTAATAAAGCTTGAAGTATCACTGAAAGAAATAATAATCTTTCTGTGGGACATTCACTAAATGATTTCTGCAAATATTCCGTATAAATTATTTCTGGTTTTTCTTTCATTAAACCATGCCTCTGGTATTCCTTCTCTTAATGAACAGTATTTAAATTTATATTTATCACACCAACTCGCATTAGTCATCTTTCCACCTTTATATAACTTAGCTTTTGGATTATCAAATATAAATCTAATATCTAATTCTGGTTTTTGTTTTCTTATAAAGAGATGTTTCTTTCTATCTTCTCTTACAAATCTACCTTTTACTTCTAATATAATACCATTTTCTTTTAATATAAAATCAGGAATATATTTTTTATCTTCTAACCATTGATATTCTATTTTACCTTTTTCATATTCATGAGGTATCTTTTTATTTAAAAGATAATTATATATTTTTTCTTCAGATTTACTACGAAACATTTACTTCTTGAACATCAGGTAATCTTTTAACTTGTGTAAGATAACGAACACCTTTTGCATACTTAAAACCACGCAGTCCTTTACCTTCATTAACATCAGCCCAACATACTTTTTTATGTGAACAATATACGCATCCAATCGAAAGCTTATGGTTACCACTAGTACCATCAGGGACATCACTATAGCACCTCTCAGGTTCAGTAGACTGTACCACAACTTTTTTAAGATGTTTAATCCTATCTTCTGCATTTATCATCTCCATTTCATGTAATTTTAATAAGGCAAGTGAGCCACTTTGTTTATCAATAGCAAAGAATGCAGCTTCTTTAGCACCATTAGCTTCAGCATAAGCTGATATTTGTGGTATATAACCAAAGGGGTCATCATCTCTTAATGTACCATTACTAAATTTTTTAAAAGCAGTAGCTGAAGCACTTTTAATATCTACTAATACTCCATCTATTTTACAATCTTGATGTCCTAAAACACCTTGTACTCTAACTTCTTTTTGTTCTTCTGTAACAGTATGACTTGCTAGTTTAGTTAAAGCTATTAATAAAGACTCTAAGATATGTCCATATAAAAACTTTATTCTTGTAGCAGGTGTAAATTGTTTTTCTTTTTTAGTTTCTTTCATATCATACCATAGTTGTCTGTCTGGTTTACCTATAGCAGATAATCTTAAATTATTTTTTCCTTGTGGTTCGTTATACAAATAATCAAAGAGACAATCTTTTACTTCACGACCTAGTTGGTCTAATACTTTTGTCGCTTCTTTCTTAGATAGTTTAGGTTTATGAGCTAAATCAAATAGCTTATAAATATCTTCAACTAATGTATCTATATTTTTCATAATAAAAAAGGGAGTAGTAAAATGAACAAAACTACTCCCTCCATTCCCAAGGGAATTAAGCGAAAGCTACAGAGCTATCTTCATTTGAAGTATATCCATCTTTGACTACTTCAAAATCTTCCTTTGGTCCTGTCTCATATGGCACAAGGTCTGTTACTTGTACTGATTTAAGGTCAGCTGATGTACCTTTTCTACCTTTAAACTCCCAATCATATGTAGAGTATAGTACATTAACTATTGAGCCATTACCTATTAGTGTATTGATAAGAGGTCTTTTCTGAGCATCTACTACATTAGGTGCAGCATTTTCATTACCATCTTTTCTTTTAACCTTTCTTTTAATAGTAACAAAATCTCCTCTTTCATCACCTTTATTCTTAATAGTAAGCCCATCTGCTTTAACCATCTCAATGTTCTTCTTATCAAGATTACATACATCAAGCGTCCATACACCATCTATATCAAATGTTTTATTTGGTGTTGTTATGGATGCCCAATAAGCTTTTCCTGTTATTACTGCCATATTTAATTAACTCCTTTTTACTGTTATAAGATACATAATCATGTACCTTTTGTTATTAATAATTGAATTGTAGATTATTTAATTATTACTGTCAATACTTTTTTTAATAATATCTGAAGAAAAAATATTTTGGATATTCATTAGATACATTTTACTTGCATTATGGTCTCCACCAGATACTGTTTTCTTATCAGTTGTTTGTTCTACAATTCGTTTAAGCATATCAGTTTTAAAAACTAATGTTGCATAAACTTCTTCATCTACACATAGATTATGAAACCAGTAGTCTGATTCTGTAACTGATATACCACTAGGTTTACCATAGCTTTCATATTCTATTGCTATGTTACCTGTCTTCAACCACATACCTCTTTCTGATTTCACTTCTATCTTCTTATCTTGTAACATATCTGCTACAATTTTTTCTTTTACTTGACCATACTTTAAATCTAAATCAAATTTCTTTCTATCTTTTTTAGCTGGTTGCATTATATTTCCTTAGTGTGTTGATGCCCATGTTAGTCCTGCTTTCCATTCACTATCTAAAGGACAGTTAAGTTTTAATATTTCTTCTGTTATCTTAATAGATTTTTTAGTTATCTCTCCAAACTTTTGTACATCTTTATGGTTTACTTCAAATTGATATTCATCATGAACAGATGCTACAAGGTGAGCATCAAGACCAAAAACATCAATCATATCCATCATACATACTAACCATTGCTTACATACAATAGCACCTGCTCCTTGTAATACAGTATTTAAAGCACTATGAGGACTACGTATTTGAAATATTCTACCATCTAATCCTTTAATAGCACCTTGAACTGATGCTTCTTGTACTTCAGTACGTAAGTCTGCAAGCTCTGGTAAGTTAGATAAAAATTTATCAACTAATTTTTGTCCTTCTTTAGGACCTGCTCCAACTACTTTACCTATTTTAGCTGCACCTGCACCATAAAGAAAAGCATAGATAAATGTTTTAGCTTGGTCTCTATTAGTTAATCCTGCTGCTTTCATATTAGCTGTATGTATATCACCTGTAAGTAGTTCTTTAGTAAAGACATCACTATTCATATAATGTGCTAAACATCTTAATTCTAATCCACTTGCATCAGTACCTACTAATGTATATTTAGAAGGGTCAGAGACAGTCCAACAATCTCTACACTCTTTACCATAAGGAGAATAGATAGCAGGCACTTGAGCAAGATTAGGAGAATTATGTGCCATACGTCCTGTAACAGTCTTTAAGGTCATTACTCTACCATGTACTTTACTATTATCATCACATAATTCTATCCAAGATTTAATTTGTGATACTCTTTTTTGTAGTAGTAAATATCTTGAAAACATTTGAGCTTCTTTCATATCAATATTATTTAATACTTCTTCATTTACTATGACATTACCTTTATCAGTTTTAAGTGTAGGTTTCCATCCTTTATTTATTAGACGTTCAGCTATTTGTTTTCTACTTCCTATATTAAAAGGTATATATTTAACTTTAGTTTTAAGTTGTACTTCTGTTGGTGGAAATATTTCTGTAGCTTGGTTAGATAAATTATTAGCTTCATCTTCTAAAGATGCTTTCAATGTCATTGCTTTTCTTAAATCTAAAGTAAATCCATTTTCTTCCTGCTTATCTATAATAACTCTAACTTTCTTTTCTAGTTCTATAGATTCTTTAGAGAATTTACTTTTCTCTTTATCTAATTCATTCATTACTTTATGAGTTAAGTTTACATCCTGTGTGCAGTACGTAAGCATATCAGGAGAATAAGTATCAAAAGAATTCATATCTCCTTTTTCAAATTTTAATTTCTTTCCCCATGCACCTAGTCCATGTCCTTCTTCTCTTATAGGATTAAAGAGTTGAGACTCTATTAAAGTATCTCTTATATGATTAGGTTGAATAGACGAACCAGTAAATTTATTTAATAAAGGTGCATCAAAAGATAAACCATTATGCATTACAAATGTATTAATGTTCTTACTCCAATCTTTAAAGTCTTTACATTCTTCTTGTACCCAATGTTTAATCGTATTAGTCTTAGGACATTTAGCTACAATGCAATGAATCTCTGTAGCACTATCTTTAAATCCATTAGTTTCTATATCAACAATTGCCGCCATTTTCATCCTCCTCTTTCTCGCACCAGTTACAAGCTTCTCCTTCACCTACTTCTATTTCAGTTTCTTCTTCTTCACAATAGTGTTTCCACATTTTTGGTTCATCTATTCTATCTGGATTTTCACTAGGACTAGGCATTACTATTTTTAATTGATGCCTATTATACATTACATTTTTAACACCATGTAAAGCATTACTTTCTTGTTTAACTATATCTAAGATATCTCTAGCTAATTCTACTCGACCAGCTAATAATCCTTGGTCAAAACTATCTATAGTTGTGTCAACAGGATTAGTTTTATTCATAAAGATTTCATCTTCACATAGTTCTAATATTTCTAGTATAATTTTATTATCCATTTTATTTTCCTTTTATTTAGTCTACATTAAATTGATTAGTGTCGTCAAGTTTATTATCTTTTAATTCTTTTAATCTACCTGTTGCTCTATCATAAAGTAGATTACCTGCTGCTCCTGTATCTCCTGTGTATCTATTCTTTAAGATACGAAGCATAGTTGTATTAGCTGTCATAGAATCATGTGCTTGTTGATTACGTTCTAAAGCAATAACACAATCACTAAGATGTGCTATTGAAGCTGAACCTCTTAGATGTGAGAGTGTAACTTCTCTACCATTTTCATGACCTATATCACCTGTTGGTCTTCTTAGATGTGATACTAATAATAAACCTACACCTGTTTGTTCTACTAAACTTCTAAGCTTAGTCATAAGAATATCAATAGACTTTCTTTCATCATCTCCTTCTTGTCCACTAACTAAGATAGATAGATGGTCTAAGATAATCCATTTACAATCTAAAGCTTTAGCCATGTACTGTACACGATTTAGTATTTCATCATTGTGTATAGAACCAAAGTGGTCAAAGGCATAGAACCTACCAGTTCCTATAGTAGCATCTTCCCACTTCTTTAATTCTTCTCTTGTATGTTGGTCTCTAATTTCTTTGATATATAATCTAGCACCTGCTTCAACAGACATAATATTAAATGCAGTTTTCCTAATGTTTTCTTCTAATGCTAAGACACCTATATTAGAATTAGTAGCAGTAAGTATATGATGCATTAGCTCTCTTGTTACAGATGATTTACCCATGCCTGCACCTGCAGTAAATGTAACTAACTCACCTGTTCTCATACCATAAGTCTTATCATTAAGAGCTTGCCAAGGATATAAACATGTATCATTCTTTTGTTCTTCATATAAAGAACTTTGTAATGATTTAAGATTAACTATCCCTGCTGGTGTATATACATCTGCATCCCACCATGCATCTAAGAACTTTTTAGTTTCTCCTCGTTGTGTATACTCATTAGCATCTTTATAATCTAGACGCATAATCTTACACTTGTTAGGCTCAAAGAGTTGAGCTACTTTAGATGCTGCTGCTTTACCTGCTTCATCATTATCAAAACAAATTATAATTGTTTCAAACTTATTTAAGTATTCATAAGATGCTTTACAATCTCTTACTGCACCAGCTGCTCCTGTCTTAACAGAAACACAAGCCCACTTAGCACCCATCATTTGATAAGCAGACATACAATCTATCTCACCTTCAGTGATAGTAACAAACTTACCTCTTGCTGCAAATAAGTTTTGTCCAAAGAGACCTGCTGTAGATATAGAACCTTCAGCCCAAAACTCTTTCTCTTTAGTATTACGTACCTTAGATGCTACATGTGCATTATTACTATCATAGTATTTATATATATGTTGTGTAATATTATTGTCATTGTCTTTACGTACAGCAACATTAAACTTACTACATGTTTCTTTATTTATTCTTCTATCATGAAGAGCTTCAGTATTCCCTTCAGTAAAAGTAGTCTTAACTACACCTCTTATAGGTGCAGGTGTTATATTATTATTATTGTTCATTTGTTTCCTTTCTGGTGGTGTATAAGTGTTACATGAAAAGCAGTACCAGTGTCCATCTTCATACAATGTATTAGCATCACTAGAACTACAATTAGGACATGCTCCTTGTTTAATTACTTTATCGTTCATTTTATTCTCCATTTTAATTTATCTCCTAGTCATAATCATCTAAAGCTATATTATATAATTCATTAACAAAGTCTTTCTTATCTTCCATAACTTCATTAACTTCTTTCTTAGCTAATTTCTTAGCTTCTTGTTTAGAGTATCCTTCTTCTTCATACTCTTTAACAAAAGTCCAAAACATTTTGTTTCTTTCTTTATCCCAAAGATTTATATTCTTTGAACTCATGTGTCCATCTCATTCTTTCTACTCTTTTATCTTTAGTATAATAAGTATATTTATATTTATTATTTCTGTCAAGATAAGAATATTTATCTTTATAAAATTTAGAAAACAAAACCATATCACAACCCATACTTTTCCATACGCCTTGATGTAATTCCCAATGCTCTTCTGGAGAAAGTGTACGCTGCTCATTTGTATTAGTCATCATGTTTAATATCCTTTTCTGCCCAACTAATACTGCCAGAAAAAGCTGCTTCTGGACTTATCTTTTGACGTAAGTTATGTATTTCTTCTGTTAATACTTTGATTCTTATATGAGCTCTGCTCAGTTGTTCTTGTAAATCTTTAATATTTTTTTTATATATTTCTTCTTGTTGTATTGTCATATTATTGTACCCTATATATTTTAATTGAACTACTTTCTAAATCAAAATCTACTGGTGCTATACTCCAGATAAATACTTCTGCTTCTTTTTTTGTTGAAAATCTCATTGGTATTTGGTCTTCATCTGTTAGATAATCAGGCATATCTTCATTAGGATTCATATGTGCTATGACATAAGCATCTTGAACATTCATAATTATTCTCCTATAGTTAATGCTATTTAAGTATAGCATATATATTAATTTATATAAAGTAAAAATTATATATATATGCTATATTTAGTTGCGTATTAGTAAAAAACATATTAGTGATATAACTAATACCACTGGGAAGATATAGTTTAACCAAAGTGTCTTGTCTTTCTTTATTGGTGCGAACCAGTGACCAGTAAGTTTCATTCTACGTTTACGTTCAGTTTCTTTATCCATCTGTTACTACCTTTTTAGTCATAACATAAGCTTTAATACCACCTATACTTTTAAGATTAAACATAGCTGCAAATTCCTTACATGCTCTATAAGTATTCTTAGCTTCAATAGTTTTTGTTCCATGTTTCTTATGTGCTACATAATATAAATACATTATACACTCTCCTTTCTTTTCCTAACAGGTATATCAGGTATAACGATTACTTCTGAATCTGTTTCTATCCATACTTTAGCACCACAAGATAGAGGCTTATCAGGACTATAGATAACTTTACTTGGTCCTAGTATTTCAACTTGATGCCCATAGTTATTACTATTATAAGTCTTAACAGTAATCACTGGGTCTCTTTTATTATTCTTGTGATTAGATTTAATAACGTGTTGATTAATATGTATTTTAGTCTTCATGTTCTATATCTCCATGTCCTATAACTACATCAATATGTTCTTCAGATAGTATATCATCTTGTCCTATGTATTTAGTTTCTGTAGTCATATGTTCTAAATTGTATTTATTAGACTGTCCTACAAATAAAAATTCTTCACATACTAACTCTTCTATTTCATCAATAGATAACTTATCAGTAGAAGTTATCTTATATCTATCTACAATCTTTTTTGTTTTTATTATTTCATATTCATATTTAATCATAACTACCTCTCTCTTGATATTTAACAAACTGTAATTTAATTCTATCTTCACTATCATATATAGGAAAACCTAAACTATACCATACATCAGGAACTTCATCTCCATATATATATGTATACTTCGCATCAGTTTGTTGTTCTTTATCTTTTAAATCATAAGCATATTCAAGTATCTCTGTATGTGTATATCTTTGCATAGCATTATCTCCTACTAATGCTTCCATCAACTGTTCTAATTTTTCTTTATTGTTCATTTTTATTCTCCTTATTATTGTTGCGTATTAGTACATACTCAATCTTATTAATCTTTAACATATCAAAGAGATGAAAGAGTATATCTTTTTTTCTAGGTTTCTTTTTAAAGTTAAGCGTAATAGTAGCTGTCCATTTCATTCTACTTTCCATTCTTCAAATAGTTTTTTTGCTTCTTTAGATAAACGTAATAGTTCTTCCATATCAGTTTCTCGCATTAGTACATTATATTCTGAATGATTCATAGTCTCTAAAATATTTACTATATCTTCCATAATATATACAAGTTGTTGTTTAACACTTGGTGTAGTAGTAAGTTTATTTTTCACTTGGTTGCTCCTTTATTATTTTTAATGCTTTATCAATAGTCTGACTATTTTTATAAACCTTCCAATTAGTTTTATCATTAGGCATAGTTTCTATTACATATTCTCCTTTAGTATTATGTCTAAAGATACACATATATATTTCTTCTACTATATCTCTAAATTCTTTTTGAGAATATTTAGATATATTTATTTCTTGTACTAAAGATGCAAAGTGTTGTGCTTCTATTTGATTAAATCTTTTACTCATTTTTATCTCCTGATATTGCACCTATTTGTGGTAAGATTTTATCTTCTATTGCATTCTCTATATTCTCTAATAAGCTAGGTGATGTAGTAGGTTTACCATACTTATACGTAACAGTATTATTTTTTATATCGTTAACATCTGATGGCTGCAACCATACTAGTTTTTCTCTATCAGGTGTAGCCAACCAGTCTATAACTTCTGCATTAATTATTTTATCTGTTGCATGTTTCTTATTTAATTCGTATAAGAAATCATAGAAGCTATCATCACCTAGTCCATCACCAAGCTTATCAGTACCATCTTTATTTTTAATAGGCTTAGTAAGTATTTGCTTTAGTCTGTCTTTATCTATGTGCCATGTTCCCATGTCATTCTCCTTTTAAGTTAATTTATTTTAATGTACTGTATCATCTGGTTTCTTCATAAGTGGTTTACATTTTTCTGTATGTGAACAAGCAGTAGCATACCACATCCATAACAGTTCTCTTATTTCTTTTTCAGGTTTACCTTTAAATAATGTATCTTTAAGTATACCAAAACCTAATGATAGTAATGCTCCTGTATAAGCTGTCAATGATAATCTTGATTTAGCAGCAACATTTAATATCTTCTGTTCTTCTTCTTGTAAGTCTTCTATAAGTTTATCTGGGTTTATCATATTATACTCCTGTTAAGTTAATGAGCAGTTTAACAACCTACTCAGGTTCGACACACTTCTGTCAAGCAGTCGGTATGAGTTTAAGACTCCGACCAGTCTAAGTATAGTCTTTAAGAAAAGGTCTTGTATTAACTAACGATTAAATTAATATAAGCAAAAAGACTATATTGTGGCTAGGAATCTGGTCTGCGTATTGTTCGTTCCTAATTAAGTGTACTAAACTAGTATTACCTTTACACACCACATTATACAATGGCTTTGTTTATACCCAGTTAGAAGGGACAGGAATCGAATTAAGCAGTTTCCTGTACATGTTTCATTCGTGCTTGTATGTTGCTCCATAAAGGCATAACTTACACTGCTGCACCATTATTATTAATTATATAAGACAAGAACTATGAGTTCTTTTCTAAGGAAGATAAAAAAGAACTCGATAGTTCGTCTTAAAGGACTGCGTTAAGCTACATCAGCATACTCTAATGCTTTGTTTAATGCATGTTGTTTGGCTTTGCTTGCGTCACCATACCAAGAACTTCTTAACCTAGATGCATTACCTTTACCTAATGTGTGGTCATACATAAATGTAACTGTATTAAATGTATCCCACCAAGAGTTTTTAGCAAACTCTGAACCAGGTGTACCAGTGTTATGTAATCTATTTGCACTAGCTGCTTTCTTACTACGCACATATCCTTTAACTTGGTCTTCATGATGTGTCATAGGAAATAACTGTCTAAAGTATTCATCTCTACTTTCTTTAGTACTCATCTTATTAACAAGATGTTTAGCTTTGTTACTATATTCTATCATACTATCAGAAGCTAAACCAAGTGCATCTTTAACTATATGTGGGTCAAACTTTTTAGTATGGTCTAAGCGTATACCATTATTGTGCTGACCAAGAGCAAGCTGCAAAGTATTATTACAAACCACCCTGATTGGCGTAAATCTGACATTGAGAGAAGTCCCAAATGAATGAGGATTAGTAAACAGCATATAACTTTCAACAACATCATCTTTAAGCACCTCAAATGTTTCATTAACTTTAGCAAGTATCCATACTATCTTGCCATTACTTAATGAACCAGCTGTATGCATTTCCATCTTCCCTTCTTCGACCCAGTCGTAAAAGAAATCAAAGGCTTGTTGATTTTGTACAGGATGCCAGTTTTTTCCGACTACGTCTAATTGCATGTTATCTTCTTCTCTTATCAGTAACATCTTATCTTCTACTGATTGCATTGTATCTGTAACAAAATCAGTAACACCAGATGAATTTGGTTGATAAAACATTGGTACTTTTTTGACAGACCAATTTAGTTGAGCTTCTATCATCATTTCGTATGCACTCATATCATTTGATACAGGTACACCTAGCCCATGCCAAGGTAACTCCCCAGCATAAGCCATAGTTTCTACATTGTGTGACATAATGTCCTCTTTCATTTTATATTATTAAAAGCTGCAACAGAAGTTTCTATACTGTGTTGCAACAACTCTTTATCAAATTGACGTATCATATTATTTATATTTTTAATAGGTACGTTAATCCAATTCTCTCCAAGCATACTAGATAATTCTTCTTTACTATTCTTATCTAGTTTTTCTGCTATTTCTTTGTGACTTGTCCAGTCATACTTACCTTCCCATGTCATTAATCTTTCCTTTCACATCATTAAGTTTGCTTTCTATCTCATTGATTTTAGTATCTAATTCAGATATATCATCTTGTATAAAATCTAATGTATTAGTAAATTCTTCTAATGTTTTGTGTTGTTTGTTTAGAGTATCTCGTAGTATTTCCATGTTGTGTACTAGATTCTCTAATGCTTTTTCTAAAGTTTGCATAAGTTACCTCATATTTTTTAATTAAACATTTACCACACCAGACAACGTCAAACTCTATAATGTCACCTGGTGCACCACATTTATGACAACTAGCTCTAGCCACACTTAACTCTTTCTAATGCAGTAAGTAAACTTGTTGAACTAATATATTCTTTATGTACTATATGTCTTTCTAGTATATCAATAGCCCAAGACCATTCAACATCTTTGTTTCTTTCTTGTGCTATTGTTTTTATTTTATCTTCTGTTACGTCCATTAAACTACACATAATATTTCCTTTCATTTTAATTTATGTTACCACCAACAACTATACACTACTGTGCATCCATCATCAATAGCTTTCAATGCTTCTTTACAAAACTTAATATCTTGTTCTTTATTTTCTTTTGCTGCATCATCTTGAAACTGATGACCATAAAAGAATCCACCTTCTGATTCAGGTAGTGCATTATTATTAATACGCTTTAGTAATCTTTCAAGCATATCTTTAGACAAAATAAGTTCTCTGCAATTAAACTCTTCTGTATTACCTAAATCTTTATACCATATGTCTTCCATAAACTGTTGTAATTTAGAATGTTTTCTCCAACTAAACTGTTTAATATTTTCTCTTATGTATGCATACTGGTCTAGTCCCATCTTATCCTCCTATGTTAATGGTGTTATATAATCTGCCCATGTTTCGTGCCAAGCTTCAGCTGCTGCTTCTTCAAACTCAGTCATAGAAATATGTTCAGGTCTACTAATGCTACCATCTTTTTCAGCAGCATTATAATGTCCCCAGAACTCTTGTATAGATTCAGATTCTTTCATCATATCTATACAGTCTTCCCAAAAGTTTTGCTCTTCGTCCATCATCTTAGATTTAAGTTTTCCCATTAGTTTATCCTTTCTATTAATACTCTTACTCCTGGTCCATACCAGTTGTACGTTTCTTTTAACCAAGCACGTTTCTTTAATGCTTGGTCCAGTGTGTATGTACCATCTAGTTCTATTGTCTGTCCTACATCAGGATGCACATCTTTGTATATTAATTTAAATAACATTTCTTGTTTCATTTTAATCTCCTATTACAATGTTAGTTTAGCAAATACATAACCTAATGTACAGCATAAACCTAGAAAAGCTACAGTGAATACAGCTCCTTTACAAAAGCCTTCCATTGTATCTTCCCAATATACTTTATCTCTAAAGTCTTGCATATCTTTTTGTGCTTTAACTAAAATTCTTTGTCGCTTTCTTTCTTCTTTTCTATATCTTTCTAAGTCTTTTAATGCATAAGTCATACTAATACTCCTATATCTAATTCCCAAGCAGCGTCTACAATTTTATCTGGGTTACCATCACATAACCAATACATCTCTACATACATTTCCCAAGATTCAACCTGCTCCATTATTTCAGGATATAATTTACCAACATATTTCCAACACCAAGCAACAGCATCTTCTATATTTATTTTATTTAAATCTAAATTCATAATAACCTCCAAGTTATATATTAATATTATTAAGACTAAAAAATTTTAAATTCACAAGGTTAATGAAAATTTTTTAGGCTTATAATCTTATTAGTAATATCTCCTAGAAATCCATAAGCTGTAGCACCTATCATACCAGTACTATCTAACTTGTTTCTAGGAGACCTTGATGTATTAGTAACTATCAACTTAAGCTCCTCAAGGTGAGCCTAAGTTAGTTACATTCACTTTCATCATATGTACTCCTATCAGTAATATTAATCAGCTCAGATTAGTAGTTTGTTGAAGTCTTCTTAACTAAAAAAAGAGATAGTAACTACTACAATTGCTTCGCTACTATCTCTTACTCCAGGACTCTGTTGTTCCTCATATTGTTATGTGAGATGCCAAGTGGGAGGACCTGACATCTCTTTAACCAGACTTAGAATTCTACACTATCTGGAGTTTCTTCTTTTGCAGGTGGTGTCTTCTCTGCAACTTTATCTTCGGTCTTATCCTTAGGTACATATATTTTACTATACCTTAAAGACATTGACCCATCTTTATTCGGTGATAAAGTCACATTAAATTGCTCCATCTCTGGATTTACTGCAACTCTATCATACTGCCCATCCTTATATTCAACTAACTCTTTATCGTCAGTTACATAAGGTACAGATAATACTCCATAGAAACCATTACCATACTTACTAGGTCTCAGGTAGCATCCAGCTCCGTATTTTTGTTTCGTTAGAGCCTCTTCGTATTTAGCTTTCTCTTCGATTGCTAAAAGTTCTTGTAGTCGTTCTGCACTTAGTGTCGTTGATTGATTAGCCATAGCCAACCTCCTATATTAAGTTAATAAAGTTTCGACAGAGTCCTTATGACTCTATCACTTGTTATAGAGTTATTTGGACGCTGTCATACTTATTAATGTAGTTGGTTTGTTTTTGTAATTTGACCTGCTGTACTTCCTGAACAATAGCACTTGGTTTTTTGGGTTTTCTGGTTACTAAGGTATCTCTTAGTCACGACCTTGATGATGTATGCAATCTATATCGTCATACCTAGGCTAAAAAAAACAACGCTGTTGTTATATATATATGTACCACTGTGACATAATTACCAAAAAATTAAGGTATCTTTTTTAGTGGGGAGTTACATATAGTATATATAATACATACTAGTTACTCT